GGCGCCCTAGCGGGCGCCACCGACGCAGTGCAATACACTATCCCCGTAAGGGGATTCCTATCCAGAGGAGAGTTCTACCGCATGCTGCAAGGGAAAAGTCGAATGCTTAGCTTCCGTTGTCCAGAAGCTATAGCTCGTGGCAACGATTTCTTCGGAAATCCGAATACCACGATCGCCCAATCCTTTGCACTCATGGCTCCGCAAATTACGCGGAGCGAAGGTCACCCCTTTAAGCGGAAACACCGCCCGAGTGGTGATGTAGGAGGAGAATTCTACACCCGACGTTCGTACGTGAAAGGCCTTGACAGGCAAACTCACGCACGATGGGTGGAGAAATATGAAGGACCCGAGGGTCCTTCCTCCAAAGCGGAAGTTGATTTCAACGGCCGCTATTTTCCTATACCGGTTAACAGTGGTTCTAGCAATATGTTCCCCGCTTCGACAGCATCCTCGCAAGAGGTACTGAACGAAAAGGGAGCTACGGCTATTGCCATCTGTAAACCGACCAATGCTGTTGCCGACACCTCAACCTTTCTCGGCGAAATCCTGAGAGAAGGCCTACCTAAGTTGGTAGGTCACACTCTCTGGAAAGACAAGACTCATGCCGCCCGTTCTGCGGGAGGCGAGTTCTTGAATGTCGAGTTTGGCTGGCTACCCATGATATCCGATATGCGTTCTATAGCACATGGGATAACTCATGCACAAACGGTCGTTGACCAGTATGTGCGTGACGCTGGGCGCCAGGTAAGGCGCGGTTTCAGCTTTCCGGTAGAGAAAACCCAGACTGAAATAACTTATGAGGGACCGAACTCAGGATATGGTTACCTGAGTCCGCCCGCCACTAAGTTACTCTTCAGTATGGGTACAGGGAAAACGGTTGAGACTCGGTCAGTTACCAAGTCTCGGTGGTTCTCAGGCGCATTTACGTATCATCTTCCGACGTCTTTGACTAACGTCATCGGTGATCCGGAAATTGCGCTGAAAGCCAAGCAGGTGCTTGGCCTTGAACTTACCCCAGAAACTGTCTGGAACCTTGCTCCCTGGAGCTGGGCCGTCGATTGGTTTTCCAATACGGGAGATGTCATTTCGAATCTCTCGGATTGGGCCTTAGACGGTCTGGTTATGCGCTATGGGTACATGATGGAAACCACCATCGACAAAGTACGCTATAGCTGGCAGCCGCTCACCAGAGTTCCTGGTAAGCCAACGCCATCCGCTATCGAATTCGTCACTGTGACGAAGCAGAGAGTCGGAGCTAACCCCTTTGGATTTGGCATTACTTGGGACGGCTTGTCACCGCTCCAGGTCGCCATCGCTGCAGCTTTGGGACTATCTCGGAGCTGAAGTGTGCGTAACGCACGCGTCAAACACCGCAAGTCCTTTGGGCTTGCAGAAAAGGAGTACGCCAGATGTCATACGCAGACCCACAGACTGTCACAATCTCGGCAGTCACAACCCCCCTCCCTCGTACGAGTACGAAGGCGGACGGGAATGACTACTCGAGTGCGGACGGTCTCATCAAGCTCAGCGCGTCCCACGCCTACGGGCGTAGGATTCGCCGAGTCTTGAGGCTGGACCATTCGAAGATCTCGGCAGATCCGTTTTTGCCGGCGACGAACGTCAAGGTGTCCATGTCGAATTACATGGTCTTTGACGTACCCGTCGTTGGCTACACGGCTGCCGAGGCTCTCGCGGTTTACACGGGTTTCAAGACCCAGTTCTCCGCGTCTTCGGATCTGCTCATCAGCAAGCTACTCGCTGGTGAGTCCTAAGAGAGAGCGGGTTAAGGAAAATACCTTGACTGTGTCCGGGATGTTCACGTTTTCTATAAACCGAAAACATGTCGTCGCGTTCACGGGCTTGGTACTCCTCGCCCTCTCTCTGGTCCTCGATAACACAACTCTCAACACTGTTGTTGAGTTTTGTGGCAAATTGCTAACTCCCCAACCTTGACGGGTAGCGCGCAAACCTTTAAACAGTTAGGCGCGTCCGTCTGGTTTAAGGAGTTATTATCGATTGCCTGTGGCATCAGGCCAGGATTGACCACCTCTATTTAAGGAGGGATCAATGAAAAGCCTGTTGCGACTCTGGAAAGAGATAGCCAATGAATCGGCTATCAGATGTTGCACTAGCGCCACCCATGACATTAAAACTGTCATGGCGCGTACCGAACACGAGGGGATATCGTTTCTAACGATATCCCTACCTGAATTTGGCAAGGCTGTTGAAAAATGCCTTGATCAAAAGCAGGTGTGCCCGCATCAGTTCCCGGGTTTCAAACGAAACCCTCGGACTGGAGGACCCCTCCCTCTATTTCTGGGAGGTTACCTCGGACGTGTGTTTGATACGCACAATGGTGCGTTACTCGACGATCCCTGCATAGATTCCATTCTTGCCCTACGTCAACTAACGTTGATGTTTGGCAAGATTTCTCTGAAGTGCACTAGTGCACGACAGAGAAAGGCTATGCGTGGGTACGTCGAGTGTGAGCAGGATGTCAGGGAATTCGACAAGACTATTCCGGACCAACTGTTGGCCCGGTTTAAATCTATGTCGGATATGCTTTATAGCAGAGTGTTCTCGGAAGTAGACCATAAAATCTACAACCTTGAACTTATGCCAAAGCATGGTCCGGGTGTGACCGCTGATCGACTCCTTGGAAACGAGAAGTGGAATCAGCGTACTTGGACCGCTCGTCTGGAAGAAATTCTCCCCGCTGGGGAGTTTCTCCTTCCTAACTGGCGTTTCTATGACCAGTTACACGAGATTGACATCCTCGAACCCGGTTCCGAGACCCCCGTCAAGGTGGTTTCGGTTCCTAAAACGCTAAAGACACCCAGGATTATTGGGATTGAGCCTACTGCTATGCAATACGCACAGCAGGCGCTCCTTCCTGAGATTCTGCATGGTTTGGGACAAGATAACAACTTGTCTCACATGCTCGGATTCAAGGACCAAACGCCTAATCAGCGTATGGCTCTTGACGGGTCTATAAACGGGACCTTAGCGACACTCGACTTGAGTGAAGCATCCGACCGTGTCTCTAACAAGCTCATCAGATTGATGTGCCAGAATTGGCCTCATATGGATAAGGCTGTTCAGGCATGTCGTTCTGAAAAAGCTCGTGTACCTGGTCATGGGGTTATTCCCCTAGCCAAGTTCGCGTCGATGGGTTCCGCGCTCTGCTTCCCCTTTGAGGCGATGGTATTCCTTACCATCGTCCTGATTGGAGTTGAAGAGTCGCGTAACGCTCCTTTGAGTCTTCGAGAGATAAACACTCTTGTAGACAAGGTGCGCATCTACGGGGACGATATTATCGTACCTGTAGACTATGTGGAATCCGTCGTCCGCTTCCTTAACGCCTTTGGCGCTAGGGTTAACGGCAGCAAGTCCTTCTGGAACGGTTCGTTCCGGGAATCTTGCGGTAGAGAGTATTATGACGGCGCTGACGTTTCCATTGTCCGCGTTCGTCATCTACTACCTACACGACGGTCTGACGCTACTGGGGTCATTAGCATGGTCTCTCTTCGTAATCAGTTATATTTCGCTGGTTACTGGAAGACCTGCCAATGGTTGGACGACTACATCCGGTCAGTGATTCGTTACTTTCCGGTTGTGTTGCCCACTAGCCCAGTGCTAGGTCGTCACAGTTTCTTGGGCTTCGAAACCCAAGGACTTGACAAGTTCCTGCATTCTCCTTTCGTTAAGGGGTATGTAGTGTCCGCTAGGATCCCCAAGAATTCTCTTGAGGGTCCTGGTGCCTTGCTTAAGTTTTTGCTTAAACGCGGCGGTATGCCATCCGTCGACAGCGATCACTTAGAGCGTTCAGGACGCCCCGTGGCCGTCAACATCAAGCTGCGGAAAGCCTCCTCCGTGTAAACGGATGAGGGGGTCTAACTGACCTGAGTGGGAGATCCCAGATCGCTCCCCATCGTTCATGGGGATCGAGTTCCACCGACCGGCTAAAACCGGAGGTGGGGGCTCTTTCTTGTTTGAAACGCG